ATACCACGTTCAATCGCCCAATTATATGCCATCTTGGCAGCATTGGTTGCTTGTGTTTGCATTACATTCCATTCTTCAGCGAGTCGGTTTTCATCAGGAGTCAGTTCGACTGAGTTTTGTCGGTTCTTGGCATCCTGCAGGCGTGCTTCCCGTACAACAAATCCCAGATCCTTGGTTGGATCGGCGTAACGCTGACTGTACTCTTGGAATGAGAAAGAACGATGCCGCAAAATCTGGCGGGCAATATCTCTTGTTGTTTTGATTTCCATTGATACATGTACCATCTCCAGTGGTGACCAATGCTGGTTTGTAATCAGATACTGAACCAGTTTAGGTGCTGTTGCTGTGTTGTTTTGATTTGAAGGATTAGAAACTCTTGCCGCCCATGCGACTAGTTCATTGGCAGTTGTGCATTCTGTATACGCAGACGGTTTGGTAATACCGATAAGATTCACTTCACTCATTAAAATAGATCCTCCAAATTAGATTCTGTTAATTGTAGATAATAGGGTTTCTTTGCACGAATCATTTCGTCAACCATGTTACGAGTGCCAGCAGACTTACCGTCCCAGATGATAACAGCAGCATCAGCATACTTCGCCATCTCGCGATTGCGAATGGGACCTGCTGCTTTACCATCGCGATTCCAGTTTGCTGGCATTTCTTTGATTGGAATATTGTTGGTTCTTGCCCAACGTTCTCCCAAGTTGTCAACACCAGTAGCACATCCACTCACAACTTCTGTTACATCATACCCGCAACGTTGCATTGCCTGTGCTACCAACAAATAGTTCTCAAGATTACGAGAACCTGCAATAATCACTTTCACTCAACTCTCCATGACTTCGTATTCAATTTAATATTAGTCGGCCAATCACCCTCGGTAAATGACTTATCATGAAATCGTAATTCGTTTGTTGGCATGATACAAAGTCTGCCATTGTCTAGTTCTATGAACATAAACTCTTTAGATTGCGAAGGATGCATACTATAACCATCATTCATAGGAATGGCAGTAAACAGATACCGTCCAAACTCTCCACTGCTACGAATCTCTGCTCGCTGAGTGTTTAGATAATCATAACAAACAACTGAGAACTGATCACCATAGCAGTCCCATATCTGCGTATCCTCGAGTTTCCAAAGTGGTTCTGGGTCTACAGAAAATGCTAGAGCATGCGGAGGAACACTACGCCAGACAGCACCACATTCAAGCATAACATGACAACCCCATGAGTGTCCAGGTTTTGAATGTAAAGCAAACCAGATACAAGGTTCGAATGTGTATGGTTCTACGCCCTTGCGAATGAACGAGGAATCAACCCAACAGTAGATATGATGTGGGATGTTCCCCGATCCAGTATACAACATTATTCGACTTCAAACTCTTTGACAGTCTGGAACCTTGCCTTACTTACAAATCCGATACCTAAAAGAGTATCTACGCGATCAGTTGCGTCTGAATAATTTGCATATCTACCATCATCGAACCACCACCAGCGATCGAGACCAAGAAACCAACGTGGAGCACGGCGATACTCTACCAACCACATATCATCTGTGCGGTGAATACGCAACTTTGTAATCTTAATATGGTCGAACTCTACGCCATATTCGTTAGCGACCAACTCGCTCATATCTTCCTCCACATGGCATACTTTGCCTTTGCTGCTAGACCTTTAAACGTATTATGATTTATAATACCCTGAATTTCATCGGAAGTCAATCCATTTTGAATCATTTCATTAATATCTTTTCCTGGAACATCAGGCCAGATAACGATCTTGTATCCCTGTTCAATATACTTATTCATCAACTTACCGACATCTCGGTTCTTTGGTTGATTATCAAAAATAATTGTTATGTTTTCTTTTGGGATCGGGAGTTGATCAATCTTTCCGAATGAGGTTCCAGCACAAGCAATAGAATTATGCAGAAAAAGGGAGTCAAGAGGCCCTTCGACGACAAATACTTCTTGCTTAGGATCGACCTGATCCAATCCAAAAATCGATGGCGCATCTTCATCTACTTTAACATTAATATAACGTAGCGACTCGCCTCTGATTCCGCGAAGGCTAACAACAAGGAGTTTACCATTGCCATCAAAAAAAGGAATCGCAAGTCGCGGTTCAGATGTAACGATCGACTCTTTATATTTGTCATTGAGTTGTATGACATCTTTAACATTAGGTATGAAATACAACCTACTAAAAGCATCGCGAGGGATTTTGCGGTCAGTAACATATTGGATTACCTCATGATCATCTGGTAGTGTATCGAGACGATCCATAATCGAGTCGATTAGTTTTGGTTCTGGTTTCTTTGTAAACTTTGGTTCTTCAAAATTCAGCACTGCTTCAACATTCTTATGAGCAATCGCTCGACCCTGCCCACCCTCAGCATAACGTTCAACGACATATTGTCCATACTGAGCAGCATCAAAGTTCTTCAAGAACGTTCCGAAATGCTGACTCGCGCCACAGTTGTGACACTTGTAATATAGATCCTGCTTACCTCGATAGAAATATCCACGAGACTTCTTTTTATTACGCGAGGAATCGCCACAGATGGGACACCTGCAGTTCCAAAGATCCGTTGATTTTTTCTTGAAGTTCTCAAGACGATACGCGATCGCGTTGAGATACTTGATGTCAATATATAAACTCATAATATAGTTATACCTCGAAACGAGGGAGAAGTAAAGTCTTTTATCCGATAAATTTCATAAGCATCGGAAGTATCTTGGTTATGATAGCACCGATGACGATACCACCACCAATCATAAGATACTTGGTTTTTTCCAATTTGTCAATACGATTTTTATTTTTTTCTTCTTCTTTATCAACTGAACCCTTTAGTTCTTTGATAGCAGAAAGAAGTTTATCTTCAGTGGACTGAATTTTTGCTTCAAGTTCACGAGTTGTAGTGGTGATGCGCGAATGTAACTCCGCATTGCTTGCTTTAGTTTCTTGCCTGTGCACTTCTAAACTCTCGTAGATGTCTTCGTTGACAGTTTCTTGTGCTTCCAGTTTAGTATCGTGAACAGCAAGCATTTTATTGATGCAGTTGGAAACATCGCCAATCTTTTCGATGGCGAGATCAAGGCGACTGAACACGACCTGAATTTGCTTCAAGTCGTGTTCGATTACCGCAACCTTTGTTTCCAAAGAATCCATTATTTTGCCTTTGGTTTACGTCCGCGAGCCTTTTTAACTGCGGTTTCTACCTGTGCCTTAACTTCCTTGACCTTGACTTCTGCCTTGTCGACAGCAGCATTGAGTTCAAGAATGTCAATCTTTCCATCGTTGTTTGTGTCAACGAAACCGAAAAGTTTCTTAATTGCGTCTTTAATCTTAGTAAGCATTGTTGTTATCCCCATGCTGCGTATTGTTTGGTTTTCTTGATGCGGTCATCTAGACCGTGAGTTCCACCGTTTACTCGACGAGTAATCTGACCGATAACTGCATCAGTCACACCCTTGTCAGCGATTGCGAACAGACCGTTCTTATTGAAGAACCACAGTGCAGATTCGAATGCAAGTTCAGTCGCAACGATATCTGGATTTGTTAGAACATCAGGACGACCAATATCTTGAGCAAATTCAGTATAGTTGCTCTTACCAGTTAACTGGATCGGACCACGACCACGGAACTTCCACCCATCACCCGAAGATTCTGGTCCATTACCCATGCGATTGGCATAAACCTTGTTAGCAATCTTTTCTGGTTTACGAGCATACCCAGCAGTCGATGCGATTGTTGGGAAATACTTCTTGAATATACCATTCAGACCCTTGTCTGAGTAGTTTAGATTCTCAGAGAATACCTTAAATCCACCTGACTCGTGAGCACATTGTCCGAAGAAGTGTGCTGCCTGTGAAGTCGACAGTTTAAAATATTCTTTCGCGCCCTTGAAGGTTCCTGGACCCCACTTACCATCAGCAGGTAGACCACACTTCGCTTGAAGTGCTGCCATTGGACCAAGACCAGATACATTCGCTGCTGTTTTTGTTGCTGCCTTAGCAACCTGAGCAACTGCTTGAACAGGTGCACCTGCTTCCTTGGTAGTGCTTGGATCAAAGTCCTTAACTGGTGTGTAAGATGTTCCACCTGACTTAGACTTGGTAGCGATCAGACGTTGACGACGATTGCCACCTTCTTTCTTGATCGATGCATGCACCCATCCAGAGTTCTTGTCACCTGCAGTGTAGAATTCCAGAATGACTTGGTCAAACTCTAGATTATCTGCCACCCAGTCTGCTACGACCTTGTTCGAAACACCCTGCACTTCAAAGTCGATCGCTTGACCATTAACATGCTGGGAAGTTTTCGATCCACCAACTGCCTTGTTGACCAGTGGTGCACGATACGAAGAGTTGACTGTAACTGGACCAAACTTAGCACGAACAGGTTCGAGAATCTTTTCGCAGCAGTAGCGCATGTTCTCAATATGTTCAGCAGTTGGTGTGTTAGGAATACCAAGACGCTTTGCGGTTGGTGAGACAATCATCTCTGCTAGTGTAAAATGTTCAGTTAGTTGTGTCATTAGAATGGTCCAAAATCGTCATCAGAATCTTTATACTTGTCAATCGCTGCCATCAGTTTGATTTCAGTATCTGCTTCGATTGACTCTGCTTGTGCATTAATTACATGCGCTTCTGCTAGTGCTTTATGATCAGTCTTACCCAGTTCCTGGACCTTGACGTTAGGATCAAATTCAGAAGTCTTCATGCCCATCATCGTGGCGAATGCACCAACGAAGGCACCTACGATTGTCGAGAACGCAGGTCCAATAATCTTAAAGATTTCGTTGTTGTCGATTGTCTCGTTTGGAACAAAGAGACCAATCATCATTGTAACAACAACTGACATCATAATGATACCTAGAATTGCTGCTGCCATCTTCATGATGGTAAGTTGGATCTTACCCTTCTCGATTTCTAGTTCTTGGAGAGTATCAATCTCCTTACCTACTGAGAAAAAATTTAACAAACTCATATTACTTCCTTCTAATCAAAGCAGCGGTAGACTTCTTTTTATTTCTTTTCTTGTATCTTGCCTGCTGTCCCTTTGTAATTCCAGGTTCCGCTTGGTTTGCCTTGGTTGGATGCGGGATACCAATACCAGCAACGCCACCACCAGCAACACCCATTTCTTCAATGAATTGTGCGAAAGACTTTAACTTTTCTGATTCAAGTTCTTCAGCGAGATCCTTGACATCTTGTCGTTCTTGTGTCATATAGAATACTTCCTCCAATATTTCTTCGTCATATTCGACGCCCTCTCTTACCAGTGCAACAGCAGTAGCAAAAGATAGGAATTGTTTGTTCTCAAGAGGAACCTTCTCAATAATACGCTTTAAGCGGAACACCATACGATGAAGTAGACTGTATGCCTCTTGTTCTTCAGTTGTATTTAGTTCGTTTTCTTTTTTGAGTCGATTACCACGCTTGTCTATAAGTCCGAGACGATATGCGTCCTGCTGATCGAAGGGAGTCGTCAGCAAACGTAGAATTCTATAAGTTATAAGTGCGTCAACAAACCTAGACATTAAGTTCCCTTAATTTAGTAACGATATCCGAATCAAAATTTATGTCATTCTTATAATCTGGAGTTATTCTATTGATGAACACTAGAAAAGTTTTTAAATACGACCAATACTTCTCTTCAATTTTGTAGAACAGCATTTGTGTTGCTGAATTATCAAATACATTATAAAGAATTATTAGATGATTCAAAATAAGACGTTCATTTAAGACACCAGAAGATTCATATCTTTTGAATAATCTCTTTATATATTTAAATCTTTTTATGTCTTCTTCAAGATCTGACATTCCATTACAACTGGGATTGTCATAGTTCTTAATTGCAAACATCAAAAAATTATCATTATTAAGATCAATCATATTATGATACTGTCGCAGTTCCCCCGAGGAAATACCAATTTCCTGACAAGAAAATCAATGTTGCAGTATCACCTGCCGAATTGAATACGATTGAAGAATGACCAATATTTGCACTGATCGTCAGAGCATGTCCACCTGTATTGCTGATCATAGCAACGACCTTAATCTGCCCTTCAGTTCCATCAGCAATAGTAAGAGTTCCTGCGCCAGAAGGTGAAGTAATCTTTGTTACTAAGGTAGTGATGCTGATGGCACCGCCAGCACTTAATGTCTGAGCGGTGCCACCAAGAACAAGATCGTCTTCCAGAACCACGGGAACTGGAATACCACCAAACAGATTGGCAACAGTAACTTTATGATCATATGGACTTGTCGTTGGTTTCACGAGATACAGGACATCGGTCGAAGAAACCGATGTCGCTGCATTCATGGCGGTTACTTTGCTATCTGCCATTTTCTATTAGTCCTCTGGGAACTGGATATCGTCCGAAGCATCGCTGTTAATGCCATTCTTAGACATCGCAACGAGAACCTCATACTGAATACGACCAGCGTGCGCACCAGTTAGAACCTTGCGCTTGACCCAACCAGTGTGAGCAACAGCACCAGAGGCACCAACCGAATCGCCTTGGTTTACACCAAGAGCAGCATTTGCTGTTGCGCGAGTCGCACCTCCAATAATGAAGTATTGTGCATTGTTACCCGTACCCGAAAAATCGATAACAGTTTCGACTGTATAAGTCAGACCTGTCAGAGTACCAGCAGTTGTTGTTAGAGCACCACCAGATTCATCTGTCAGAGTGAACCCAGTTACGTTTGGTGAAGTACCAGTTACAGCAGAAACCTTATAAACGTTTCCTGTTGCGTAACCAGTGATTGTTGCAGTGCCACCCAGAGTTCCTGTGATTGTAACGCGATCGCCAGCAGCGAGAGTTGACGCACCACAAGTAAACTGCCCACCAGTACCAGAAACAGCAACAGTTGCTGCCAGAGTTCCTGATGAGTTTGCTGCCTTCAGTTTGAACGCATTAGCAGTGCGACCCGCAGTTGCAACGTAATAAGTTGTTCCTGATGTCAGACCAGTTATCGAAGTGCTTCCGCCATTGTTATATGTCAGAGCAGTACCTGCTGCTTGACTGTGACCAGTGTAAGAAATGGTATCGGTTGTAGTATTAACACCTGAAGTAGCAAGTGTCAGAACTGGAACTTGAATTGTTACGTCTGGTGCAGTTTCATATGACGAACCATTGTTAGAAACTGTGACTGCTGTAACCGCACCGCCAGAGATAGTCGCAGAAGCAGCAGCGCCCGAACCACCACCATTCGCGAACGAAACTCCAGGTGCCTCAACGTAACCTGCGCCACCCTGAATAAGTGCAACAGCAGAGACATAACCACCTGACTGGTCGCCATGAATTTCACCAGCATCAACACCAAATACTTGAGTCGATTCAAAGTCTGTTGTAGAAACCGAAGCAATCGAAGTTGGTTTTTCGTGAATGGTATAGTTTGTTCCTGAACCAACAGCAGTTAGTGTTGTTCCTGGGTTAGCATTGATTACTGTTGCAACTGTATCACTAGTGATAGCGATTACGATCATTTCCTGGTTGCCGATACGAACAATATCACCAACTAGAAGTTCAGTTGTAAAAGCAGTGCTTGAACCAGTCAGAGTTGCACGACCATAGTCGAGACTTAATGTGAAGGTATGCGATGCGCCAACACCATCAGTCGAAGCGATGACTGTTGGAATATTGTGAAGCGCATTTGCTTCTGTTGTTGCAAGAGCAAATGTATTTGCAGTAACGTTAGTTACATAGTATGTGCTACCTGAAGTTAGACCTACTACCGAAGTACCACCACCGTTGGCATATACTACAGGATCACCAAGTTGAAATGGATGACCTGATGAAGTATAAACACCAGCAGCGTGACCTGTCGCGGCATTGAATGTGATAGAAGGTGCAGTAAGTTCTACTGTACCCGATTGTGACTTTCTGTCGTAATTACCCCATGCTGACATTAATTGTCTCCCTTTTTATATTCTTGATCTACATGATTGAAAAATTCTTTACGCTTTGCTTCATCAAGTTCCGAGGGAGACTTGATGCCATATTCATTTAGAGCAGTTTCAAATGCAGTCTTGTATGACTCATTCATCTTCTTTACCGCATCAATATCTTCTTTGGTCAGTTTCTTGACGGCAAGTTTAATACCTTTTTCGCGCTTGCCCATATCCTTAAAGTTCTTGCTAGACTTTTCATCTGCAGCAATCTTTAGACCAGCAGTAACACCTTGACTTCCCATTTTTGTGGCAGCCTTGTTGATGTAACGACCCATTGTATCCTTTGACAGTTCGTCAAGGTTTTCAGATTCTTCCTTAGTCAACTTCTTGACTGCAGTTTCGATACCCTTGTGGCGCTTCGATAACTTCTTTTCCAATTGCTTCGAAGGATTACCAGCACCTGCTTCTTTGTATCCTTGTCTCCAAGCAGTTAGATCAATGGAAGCAGCAGCCTTTTTAACATAGCGTCCTGCCATTGCCTTTGAGATCTCGTCGACCTGTTCGACTTCTTCCTTGGTCAATTTATCAACTGCTCTTTTGATGCCTGTTTCGCGATTCTTACGAAGACGCTCTGCTTTATCATAAGTATGCTGATTAAATCTTTTACCGAAGTGTCCTGTTTCACTGTCACCTTGGTAAGCAGCGATTTTTGTCAACGGAACATTCTTTGGCGACATTACATTCTTTGGTTGTTCAGCACCAGATGCCTTTTTAACATAAGAACCAAGTGTTGTCTTTGAAATCTCATCGACTTGTTCGACTTCTTCGGTAGCAGGAACACGAGCAGGTTTAACACCTGACATAGAACCACCCCAACGCTTACGACCAGCAAGTTCGCGACCCTTGGTGCGATCCTTACCACCTTCGTTGTCAGCAATAGACTTTGCCTTCATTGAATAGCGTCCAACTGTTGCTCTCGAGAGTTCGTCGATGCGCTCTTCGTTCATCTCACCTTGCATATAGTTTGATGCAGTTGTGATGTAATCTTCTGCCAGAGTAATCTTTGACTGAACCCACTCAGGTAGGTTCGTATCAGCACTCAGCATATCATGCATTTGCTGCGAGTTAGCAATGATTGATTTCAGTTGGGACATTGCCATGTCACCTTCGTAGTCATACTCTTGCTTTTCTTTTGCCTCAGGAAGCATTGTCTTGCCTAATTTTTTACGAACTGCTTTTGAAAGTTTCGAAGCATCAACACCGAAGTCCTTAGCAGCAGACATAACGTGACTCTTACGAATGTTATCACCGTAACGCTTAGTCAGATGAGCAACGATCGGAGCATTTTCATCGAGTTCTGTTTCTTCAGTAGCATAACCCTTTGCACCAGCACGTGCCTTATTGAAGATTGCATCGTCACCGAGAACGATATACATCATCGAGTTGATGAATGTTGCCATTATATCACGCTCTGGACCTTGTAGTGCTGCGCCCATCTGAACCTTAGCGATCGACTTACGAAGCAGAGGCAGAGTGTTTTGCGGCATCAGACCAGCACGAACTAGTTGCTGCAAACGAGCATCCATATCCATGCTTTCTGAGAGAACTGTATCTCTAATTGTTTGTTCAAGTCTCATTGTAGTTTTCCTCTAATCTTTTCTCTATTTATATCATTTAGAGGTTGCGCGAAGCATCCAACCATGCTTGGCATGGATATCTAAACGTTCTTCGAGAAGATTTACTAGTCCGCGATTACCATCTGCATCTGCCAGTTTATGTGCAGAATTTAATGCTTCAATGACTGCGCCATTGGCATCAATTAAATCAGTGATCATTCCAGAAACATCAACACCGAAAATATTTGACTCTTTGACTGTTGTCATTGATGACAATTCGGTCATATTATATGGAGCATAATCGTCGAGTGCACGAATCTCCTCGGCAATCTTGTCGACTGCTGCAAATAACTCTTCGTAAATACCAGCAAAGAAATCGTGCATCTGGGAGAAGTCTTTACCTTCAACATTCCAGTGATGCCCGTGTGCCTTGAAATACATACCGAATGTATTTGCAAGAACAACCTTCATTGCTGTTTGTAGTTCGTCCATATTAACAATCCCATGCTCTACGCGACCAATAGTTCGCTGATGTTTTATCACTTAAATTACCTTGCCCACCAGAACGTGCACAATATGACTTCTTACGATTAGGAATATGCTTCTTAATCGAGAGTTTCTTATCACCAAAGTTTACCTTCTGTGCCTTACCGTCACCATCTGGATCGACGTAGACTTTGGACTTCTTAACATCACCTGCCATTGGTTTGTTAAGAGGAACCTTCTTACCTTGATAGGTTGCTTCGGAGATAAATTCTTTGAATGATAGCATGTTACTTCTTTCTTGTTCTGCTGTTCTTAATTCTTGATTGCTCAAGTTTACGAACTGCTGGCATAACTCTTACAGATAGACGAGCAACCATTGGTGCCATACGCTTTACTTGCGCTTCTAGTCTTGTCTTTTCTGCTGCAGATACAGTTGAGATATCGCGATTGCGAAGTAGTCTCTTGTAAACCATGCGACGAGCAGCACGGATAGATCTAGACTTAATCTTTTCTGGTGTCGAGACACGCTTAATTGCAATATTTCTTGCCATCATACGACGACTCTTTGTGCGCATTGCATTAAACTTTTTCTTCAGTCGCCCAGCAGGAGTGATTGCTTCTTCTAGATCTTCTTCCTCTTCATCGTCTTCCTTTTCAGGACTATCGACATATTCGATTTCATCCTCATCATATAGATCTACAAGATCTTCCCACGAAAGAGCAAGAACATCTGCTTCGAGTTCTTTCTCAAATTCAGTTTCATCAAAATCTGAGAAACGAATGTCGTCATCATCATGTGAAATTACAGGAGAGATCTGATCACCAGAACCTTTGTGTGCTTCATAGGAATCAACATGGTGTGTTCCCATTTCAGCAGTATCACACATCTGGCAGCAGTCAGGAGTTCCGCAGTTTTCGTGGACTTCTTCAGCAATAGTCTTCATAAATTCAGAGTGAGATTTATGAGCACGCTTCTGTAGTGCTTCTTTTTCAATCGCAGACTTAGCAGAGTTATACTTCGACATGAATACATCTGCGTGATTCGGAGCAATAGTGTGGTGCGATCCATCTTGGAAGTGAACCTTCGAACCAATGCTTACTGCCTTACGTAGTTGCATTACAAGGTGGGCAGGTTCTTTTGCTTTTTCTTCTGCCTTCTTCTTAGCGATTGCTTTCTTTGCTCTCTTGATATTTGCAGGATCGGCAAGAACTTTTTGCACTCTTGCTTGGAACTTAGCACGTGCTTCAGCACCCTTAGCAGAAATCTCAGCAAGATAACCTTCGCGAACAGGATGCAGACCAAGATGCTGAGTTGTTACATCATCGTAGCGTGGATCGAAAGTTGGAATCTTATCAGCAGCAAGACCTTCTTGACCTGGAGTCATCGCAGCGTACTTCTTGCGTAGTTCTGGACGACCCCATTCGTTGTCCTTACCAAGTTCTTCTTTGACGTTTGCCTTCATTGCTTTCTTAGCAAGGTGCTTAGCAACATTTTTAATCTTGTTGCCGTATTCATCCTTGCGCTCACCAGACTTACGAGTAGGATTCTTTGGATCCTCATGCCATGGCATATCATCTTCTTCTGGGAGAATTGAAGACTTAGTAACTTTCGACTTGAACATCTTATGATCAACACCGACTCTCTTAGCAGCAACCTTGTGCGCATGGGCAGTGTTCTGTGCCTTGACGTGAACCGAACCAGCAGCAACTGCCTTACCAGCATGTTGCTTAGGGAAGTCTACCTTCCACATGCCGTATGCTTCTTCGATCTCCTGATCTTCAGAAACAATACGAGCAGACTTGGTAGTAGGATCGTTGCGGTAGCGGTTCAGAGCTTTGTATGCATTTAGAGGATGAACAGGAACACGCTTTTTTTGTCCAAGATGATGAGTGATCTCAATATACTGCTGGTTCTTCTCAGCAGTGGATTTTGGTAGACCAGTTAGATTTTTACCTTCTTCGAGTTCTACTTCTTCCTTAGCATAGACTTTATATAGAGGATGCTTCATCGCCTTGACGTCTGCTTCATCCTTGGTCTTGTGAGTAGAAACAACTTCGGTTCCCTTCTTGACAACCCAACCTTCTTCCATCTGTTCTTCTGGTAGAATGAAGCGATCCTTATCGATCTTGGCACCAGTCAAAGGATCCTTCTTCATCTTTGCCTTTGCCTTCTCGATAATTTCTCTTGCTTCTGGTACGCAGTTAGGAACCATTCTATCGCCTTTCTTTTTCATTCCGACACGCTTGTAACCTTTCCAGCATGCCTCTTCAACGGATTCTTCGCTGACCGAACGCCATCCGCCACCCTTTGACTTGTAATACTTTGCTGCCCAACCATTGGCATACGCAGAAGGATATACATCGAACTTCTTCTTCGCCATTGCCTTTGCTCTTGACCAAAGTGCTGGGTTAGTAGGTTCGTTCCCTTCTGGGATAAATTCTTCTGTGTTTACCATGACTGGTTTATTTCCTTTACCTTTACGATCAGCAACTGGATCTTCTCTTCTTTTTCTGCGAGCAGCAGTCGCCCTATCTTGCTTTGACATTGATTTTGCTTTGGCAGCAGGTAGGCATTTAGGTTTACCCTCGCCATCCTCTCTTGCACATGGACCTTTGATCTCGCCCTTGGTGTCCATTCGCACCCACTTCTGACGAAACCAAGTTCTTAGATCCTCGTTCATTTCTTTTCTTTCTTATTCAGTTCGTCGATGGACTGTTTATTGTCGTTGATCCACTGTTGCAAACTGATAAGTTGTTGACTGTTTTGCATGCATCTGTTGTAGTTGTTGATGATGGTGAAGAGGGCTTCATTGTCTTTAATTCCAGAGGGGGACGCATCAGAACTGAGGGTGGGGTCGGCATCACTGCCTGTGGCACTAGCGTCGTGCGTGAACACCCAACCGTTAGACATAACAGACTGACTAGGAACATTGTTTTTGGCGCGATCAAGGTAGACATATTCTTTTTCCCTAATTGTATTGACACGGTCGACATATTCAGTAACTACTGTATTGCTGATCTCAGCATTTTTCTTTTCCATCTCAGCAACCTGTGCTTGAGATTTGGCAGCAAATCTTTGCAGTTCTGCTTCAGCATAAGCAGATCCCTTCATATAACCAAATACAAATACTCCGAGTAGAAGAGCAGCACCTGCCAGTAACTTATATGGTAATGGGATCATACCGAACATATCAATTTCCTCTTGTTTCCTATATTTATTCTTCGTCAGATTTCTTGGTTGGTTTCTTAGGTGCGAACTTCTCAACACCAGTAATACCAAGAGTGCCGATAACAATATACATTACACCATTGAAGATAAACTCTTCGATAGTGTAGTCCCAGAATAGATTAGCAATGTAACCAATAACAATAAGAAGTGTTGCAACAACTGCTACCCAACGCTTAGATGATGGATTGCCATTCTCTGACATCATGTCTTTAAGGTATGATAGAAATTTTCCCATTAGTAAATCTCCCTCCAGGTGACTCCTGCCCATACATCGGCAGCAGCACCTATTGCTCTTGCACATAGAACATAGATTTCACTATCTGTGCTGTCAATGTTTTGTGCGATAAAGTTTTTCTTCGCAGAAGAACTTGGTTGAGCAGGACTGGTACCAGTTCCCTTAGCACTACCACCAGGACTTGAAGTACCGACGAATCCGGTTTCCATGTAGTCGCCGCCACTGATAGCAGTTCCGAGTAGAGTATATTCTACTGCGCTGTCTGTATCAACAGTTGTCCATGTGGCAGAAGATAATGTAAGTGCTGCAAGATTTGGCAATTTATAGAGTTTCCAATATACTGGATTGTTTTCAGCATAGACGCTAATGTTACCTATGCGAACAGTTGCTCTGTTTGGATATCCTCTAAATGTATTCTTCAATCTGAAAGCAATGATTGGATAATCACTGGTAGTTGGAACTGATTGTGCCGTACCACCAGAATCAACCGCCCAGTCAATACCAGACTCGATATACCCACCCTCAGACACAACAGTAGAACAGATTTGATCCATATATCCGCCAGTTGTTGTTCCAGTATTTACTACTTCACAACGAACAGGAAGATTTGGATTACTCATATAAACATTCGGAAAGTGATTGGCAGTATTAAATTCGTGCGCAACAATCATCACACCATCAACTACAAACCCACAACGAACACGCCCAACGCCCAACCATTGGAAATCAATCCAAACGATTTGAGTTTGTTCAACATCTAGGTCAAACGAACCTGCCTTGCCGTAATTAGTTCCGTCGGTCGATGTTCCAGTAATAGTGGTACTACATGTATTCTGATTCCACTGTGCTTGTGTTACTTTACGAGCATCTGACGGAGTTCCAGAAACGTCACTGCGAATACAGAAACTTAGTGTTCCATCTCCTGCTTGCTCAAAGAAAATACCATTGTTATCATCATAATATCCAGTGCGTTTCGTAACTCCAGCAACTGCCTCGTAGAAGTTGATCGTTGTTTTGATCAACTGACTCTTTCCTGGCATGTAGTTATGATATTGTCTCGTCTGGTGGACTGCTCGACTGGATGAGTTTGAAGTGGTGGTCAATCTTGCCGCTGCTTTATTTGTTTCATGTGCAATTGTTGCACCATTGGCAGTTAGATCGATGAAATTAGGGTCGATACCGTATGTATGTTTATAATCTCCAAGAGTAAACTCTTCGGATACACGCATTCTACCAAATGCATCAACAGCAGTACCACCTGGATTTCCAGGATTGGTAGGATTACCGAACTGATCGGCAACAACTACTACCTCGAAAAACTCATGAGGATCACCGTTATGTGGTTTAATTAATTGTGCCATCTTAGATTCTTTCTAGAAACTTTTTGAATGAGATAGACTCGTTGATACCGAGTCCACGACGGACGTCTTTATACATCTCGCGCTTATGTGTTGTTGACATAGAACTTGGTGCCATGGCATGGAATGCTTTTTCATTACCCGATGATGCTGCTTTACGCATCTTGGTAGCAGATGCACCAGCAACACCTTCGTCGGCATCAGTTCTTGCGCTACCGACTGTCTTTACCTTGATGGAGTCAAACTTGAAGTGCCCATGACGACCTTCAACACCATTATACTTGTGAATTAATGTGTGGTATTCATGTGCTCTATCAGATCCAGCATGAACAACGATGTTTTTCACACCCTGACTGTGTAACTTTGAAAGATGATGTAGCAGAGTAGGATGCCCTTTACTCAATGCCTCAACATTCGCAGCAGGAAATGCTCTCTTAAGATGCTTCACCTTTTGCTCTGGAGTCAGAGGGTTCTTGTTACCGTCATGCGTTGCAGTCGTCAGGATAGTGTGCTTTGCATTGTCATGCTTTGCTGCATCTAACACCTTATTGATCATCATGGCATGACCAGCATGAACAGGAGCAAATCTACCAATTGTTAAGTGATGCGTCTCGCTCATTTTCCTCTGCTCGCTCTCAAGATTTCGCTGCGTGCACGATTCGCTTTAGAGAATCCTTCACGGTCAACGACCTTCAGACCATTATAGACATGACCTTCACCGCCCGATGCTTCACCGCCAGTAGTTGTGTGGAAACCACCCGCACCAAACGAATCCAGTCCTCTCGAAAGATGATTGGTTGCTTGTTGCAGATGGTGATGGATTTCTAGAGTTTTATAAAATTCTTTTTGATGCTTGGAGACATGATCAATCATATCGTCCATAACTTTTTTCTTCGCAGTCTTTGCCTTGTCAGTTTTAACAGCATCGATCTTCTTCTGATGCCATCTCTTAAGATAACCTTTATATCCCTCTGCCGATGGAGTCTCATCAGTTGTTACCGTCGAGTTGATATACTGGCGAAGAGTTTGTTCGTGACCCTGAAGGTGATCAAACCCATGCGATCCCATCATCTGTTCTGCTTTTTTCAGATGGTCATCTGCTGGCGATTTATATTCTTTCGGAACAATCGCATGATCTTTTGAAACTAGATGAGGAACTAGGTGAACGTCTGGGTGATGCCCAAAACCTTCCATGCTAGTTAATGGTTTTGGTCCAGCAGAAGTAATCTTGGTGTGAATTACGGCACTGACTTTAGACTTTGCTAATGCCTTGCCTTCTGGACTGTCTGCATCAGCAGCGTATTTAATTGTGTTCGGAGTGTGAGAGATCTTACCATTCTCATGCTCCCTTGATTCACGATCCGACATATATCCACCCTGATATTCACCAGGAGTGTGTGGAATAACTTTAGGAAGATGTTGTAGAAGAAGTTTTAATGGGTGAGCAAGATATGGTTTATGACCATGTTGGGTGTCAATATCTTTTTCAGAAAAGTTATAGGAAGATCCAGTTCCCTTATACTTGACACCAACCTTACCGTCTGCTCTACGAATAACATTGAACGACATCTTGTCGTCGATCTTACGAGTCATGCTTGGCGCTTTACCAGCAGAAACCTGCTTCAATGTTCTCAGTGCATGCTTTGCTGCTTGTGGTCCATCGAATAATCTATCGGAAGGATGCTCAATGTGCAGAATTGCTGCTTCAGTAAGGAAATTTATAAAACTATGCATAGGGATCCCATCTTATGTTACTCCCTATTTATAATACTTGTTCCCAGTTGAAATTGATTTTCGCATTGGTTTTGGGGATTAAGTTCTCATCAAATTTGGGTGTGTAAAATACCATGTTTTCATCATCATATACTGGTATCTTAGCAGTTTCGTCTACGATTGCTTTTCTACCACCTCTACGGCAGGTCAAAGTCAACCAATCGAGATTCTTCTTATTGTATTTACTGGCGAGTTTATTGAGAAGTTCTCTATCACCATGATGGTATGGAACAAATGATTCATCATAACCACCTTCTTCCAAGAACATATTTCTAGTAATAACAAATTGATTTAATGCCATGTAAGAATCCCCCTGACCCATAAACTTGGCATTCATTTCATACCATGTATCAGAGTCAAGGGGATCGTGTTGCAATTTATGTAAGTGACTTGGTTGTAGTGTGTAGTCAATATCTAAGAATACCAACCATTCAGTATTCGCAAGTCTTGCTCCAAGATTGCGACAACCATGACTGTTAAACCCAATATCTTCAGTGACTCTATACAAAGAAAAATTGATATAGTCTTTGAGAGTATGTTCTTTTATCACATCGATTGCAGGAATCTTTTGCGATCCATCGTCAATCAATATAATGTTTACTGGTTGGTTGTAAACATTCCACCTCTCGATCTGGGTTTCGAGTAGGGTTTTTTCATTGTAGTAAGTATGGATTATTGTGAGATTATTGCTCGACAATTCCTGCCATCTCCTCTGTGGCATCCACAACAGTAAGATCGGTGGCAGGGAAATCCACTGACTCAGTCAGATGATATTGCATAAACTCATTATGCGTCATAGTATGGTTCAGATACAGTTGCCATCCGGAAAGAGTTTCATGTAGAGTAGGATAATGATTTTCAATCAAGTGCCTCTTACTGTCCATGACCTTACCGATCTCAGCAAGAGTCGGTTCATAATTAAATCGAGCAATGATATATTCCTTACCACCCGTTGCTCTCCAAAGAGGCATATCGTCAGAACCAGCATTGGTCCAGATTAAAGTGGTCGCAACCAACTTGAGATTTAATTCATCAGTTTGAGTTTCTTCAGTCATTATCTATCCTTAAAAAATGGCGATGCCAGTAGGATTCGAACCTACGACCTAGAGCTTAGAAGGCTCTTGCTCTATCCAGCTGAGCTATGGCACCAATTTACAATTCAGTTATACTATACTTATTGGAATTTGTCAAGCGATTTTATCTAAATTGTAGTGGTTCTGGAAAATTAAACCAACCAGTGGCAATATATTTGTTACCAACTAAATCGGGATTCGCTCGATGAACATGGGTATATGATGCCGGCCAAATAACCATAGTTCCTGCTTCTGGTTTAACAGCAAGATCTTGGTATTTGAATTCAGTTTTACCACCAGTCTCTACGGTATTCAGATATAGCATCCAGACTGCAAACCTTGAGCGAGTTTCTTTACCAGATCCTTGCTCATAATGCCAACGATGAAACCCACCACCATCTTCAGATCGTTGGAACTTCCAACCTGGAGAGATTAATTCATATACTGAACGCGAAGTAACATCATACTTGGTAGTATATTGTTTCCATGTCACTGCCAGTGCTTGTAGAATTTTATCCTCAGTGGATCTTAGCGAACCATAACTTCCAGTAAAGATATTCCAATCAGTTCTACTAGAATCATCAGATAAAACACAAGATGATCCAGGATCTGGTCTTGAAATAATATCATCAATACGTTCACACGCAAGTTGACAATCTTCTAGACTCAATGCGTTTGGGTATAGTTCTATAAAATTAGAAGTCAAATTTCGATAACTCCCTGATACGAGAACCTGTTGGTGTGCGTTCAAACACAGGAACATCATCTTGACCTGAATCAGTTATACCTGCTTGCGCAGAAAGTTCTAAATCATACAACTTCATCTTGCCTCGATCGATACCAACCATGAACCTTTTGTTTACAGCAGGGTCATTATATCGGTTCTTCAATTGCTTAACCATAAGTTGACCCATCTTCTCAAGTTCTTCAGTTGAGATTAGAGCAAACATCAAGTCGGCAGTTGCTGGCAGACCAAATGATTCTGAAGTATCAGTAAGATCAACGTCGCTGTTTGCATATCCACCACGAGTAGTTTGGGTGGCAGAAACAACTGGTAGATCGAACTCAACTGCGAACCCGCGAAGTTCTTCAGCAATCGCCTTAACATATGTATAAGAGTTGACACCAGCACCTGCCTTGAAACGACTGGATGCGCAGATGTTAAGATAGTCAACGAAGATAATATCAGGACGGAAGTTTCGCTTCAGTTG